CTCCGGCCGGACGGGCCCGGAGGCCGGGGCAACCTCCGACCTGCTGCTGGCGTGGATGATCGCTCAGACGGTGGCCTCGGAGAAGCCGCCGCGTATCGAGCGCACGCACCGTCCGCGCGTCGCGGGCCGCAAGGTCCGCTACGCCGTCACCGGCTACTGAACAGGGGAGGCGCGCGCCCCGGGGCCACGCCACCTCCCCCTAGCCGGTTCCCATCCGGCCATCCCCGCCCACGGGTTGGAAGCGTGGGCGTGATACCCGAGCCCGGGAGGCTACATGCGACTCGTCTGCCGCGTCTGCGGCTCCCGCTTCCCCGAGCATCACCACGGGGTGTTCTCCGCGCACGTCATGCGCTGCGTCGAGCGCCACGCCGACTTCATCGACTCCCTGCGGGTCGGCCAGCCGTTCGAGGGCGATCCCGAGCTGGCGGCGTTCGCGCGGGCGGAGGGCTCGGTCTATGACCGGCGTCCGGGCACGCGCAGGCGGGCGCGATGAGCCTGGAGCACCGCTTCTGGTCCAAGGTCGATCAGACGGGCGCGTGCTGGCTGTGGACGGCCGGATGCGACCCCAAGGGCTACGGGCGCTTCGCGCTCGGCTCGCGCGAGGACGGCATCGCGCTGGCCCACCGCGCCTCGTGGTGGCTGACCTACGGCGTCTGGCCGACCGGCGTGCTCGATCACCTGTGCTTCAACCCCAACTGCGTCAACCCCGCGCACCTGGATGACATCTCGATGCACGAGAACACGCTGCGCGGTGAGTCCGGGCGGCCGTGGCGCGAGAAGCAGTGCCGACGCGGACACGACTGGACCAACCCCGCCAACGTGCGGATGCGCAATGACGGACGCCACGAATGCAAGGTGTGCGCCCGCGAGAGGAGACGGCGATGCGCCGAACGTTCACCTTCCTAGCCGAGCGCACCGAGGACGGGCTGATCTCACACGACCGCGACGAGGTCCGCCAAGCCCTGCTCGATCTCGAAGGCGCGATCTTCCAGCTCGGCGGCGTGGTGACGATGTCGGCGATCCGCGAGCAGACCGGCCCCGACGCCTATGTGACCACCGGCGTCGTGATGGCCTACGACAGCTACAGCCCGGCCCGCGAGACGTCTGAGCCGTCTGAGGAGCCGGTCGAGTCGTGAGCTATGACCGGCTAGACGACGCCGACCAGGCGCTCGTCAAGATCGTGGAGCGCGCGTACAAGCTGGCCGAGCCAGAGCACAAGAGCTTCCGCGACAAGGCCGACGAGTTCTACAAGCTCTACCGGGGCTTCTCCGACTGGCGCGAGAACCGGGCGACGCCCTACCGCGACCAGGATCGGGTGCTGGCCGAGGCGCGCTCGCAGTGGGGCGCCGAGCTGTTCATCCCATTCGTCTACTCGACGGTCGAGACGATCATCCCGCGCATGGTGGCCAAGGGGCCGCGCATGATCGTCGTCCCCCGCGACGAGCAGGCGCTGGGCAACGTCCACAACATGAAGATCGTGGTCGACGCGCAGCAGAAGCAGATCGACTACGAGACGGTCCTACAGATCATCGGCAAGGACGGCCTGATCTACGGGCTGGGTGTGGGCAAGACGCGCTGGAAGTTCGAGACGCGCGTCGAGGTCAAGGCGACCCGCGACCCCTACGACCCCAACCTGTTCCGCGAGGGCCCGCCGGAGAAGGTCGTCTTCTTCGATGACGCCGTGGCCGAGCGCGTCGATCCCTACGACTTCATGTGGGACCCGCTGGGCGACTCGATGCAGACGGTCGAGTTCGTCATCCACCGGCTGTGGCGCGGCCCGGCCCAGGTCCGGCGCAACGTCGAGAACGGGGTGTGGCGCTCGCAGGAGAACGACCCGGCCTGCCCGTGGACGCTGGACGACCTGCTCAACGGCCGCGCGCGCACGCAGCGCTCAGATCTGTGGGACATGCGTCTGAGCGCGGAGGGCTACAACACGCAAGCCGCGCGCCAGGACGCGCTGCACGAGGTGTGGGAGTTCCACGACGGCCAGCAGGTCATCACCGTGCTCGACGGCTGCTATCCGGTGCAGGCGGGCCCGAACCCGTCGGGGCAGGCCAGCATCCCGTTCCAGATCTACCGGCCGACGGTGGTCGGCGGACGCTTCGTCGGCATCTCCGAGGTCGAGCCGATCCGCCACCTCCAGTACGAGATCAACACGCTCAGATCGCAGCGCCGCGACGCGGCCACGCTGGCGCTGATGCGGACCTTCGCCTACAACGAGACGGTGGTCGACGCCGATGATCTGGTGCTCGGCCCGAACATGGCGATCCCCGTCTCCGGCGACCCGCGCGAGTTCCTGTATCCGATCCCCGTGCCCGAGCTGCCGGGCTCCTCCTACCGCGAGGAACAGGCGATCGTGGACGACATCCAGCGCACGTCGGGCATCTCAGATCCCGTCACCGGCGCGGACGTCGGCGCGTCGGAGACAGCGACCGGCGTACAGCTCGTGCAGGCCGCCGCGACGATGCGCATCCAGAACAAAGCGCGGCTGCTGCAAACGCAGGTGATCGTCTTTCAGGGCTACGACTTCGTGGCGCTCAACCAGCGCCGCATCCTGACCAGCCGCGACTACGCGATCCCGTCTGAGCCCGACCCCAACGATCCGTATATCCCGGCGTGGAAGATGGTCAAGATCGGCCCGGCCGAGCTGATGGGCCGGATGGCGGTGGAGGTCGAGGGCGGCTCGACCGAGCCGGAGAACACGCCGCAGATGCGCCAGGACGCGCAGCAGTTCATCGGCCTCTCCCAAGACCAGCGGCTCAACGGCGAGAAGCTGCTGATCCGCGCGCTCACGCTGATGGGCGTCGAGCAGCCCGAGGGCTACGTCAAGCCGACCGAGACGCAGGTCCCGGCCGCGCAGGTGCAGGCGTTCCTTCAGGCGGCGGGCATCCCGCCGGAGGCGTTCGTCTCCTACCTCAACCAGCAGGACGCGGCGGCCCAGCAGACCCCGCCGGGCCTGGGGCCGCCGTCGACTGACCAGCAGGCCAACGGGGCGGCCCCGCCGCCGCAGGCGCCGCCGCCGCAGGCGCAGGGGGCACCGGCATGACGACGCTGCACAACGTTCCGTGGGCGAGCGGCACGTCGGTCAAGGCGTACCTGCGCCTGGGCGAGCCGCTGCCCGACCTGCCGCCGACCGGCCAGTCCGCGCTGGACACGCAGGCCGTCGCCTCAGATCAGACGCTGACCTTCAGCCTGGGCGCCGGGCTCTACTGGGCGGTCGCCCCGATCACCCCCGGCGGCCGGGACTACCGCTACGTCGGCTTCGCGGTCGACGTTGTCAACACGCAGATCCCCGGCCCGCCCGGACCGCCCGGCGCGGCTGGTGGCTCCGGCCCGCCCGGCCCGCCCGGGCTTCAGGGACCGGCAGGCTCGCAGGGGCCCGCAGGCCCGTCCGGCCCGTACGGCGCCCAGGGCGTCCCCGGCCCGCAGGGCGCCACCGGCGTCACCGGCTCACCCGGCCCGGTCGGACCGCAGGGGCCCACCGGCCCGTCCGGCGCGATGGCCCCGCCGACCAGCGTCAACGTCGCCGCCTACACGCTGGGCCTGGCCGATGCGGGCTGCGCGCTCGACGTGATCTACTCCGCCGGGCAGACGACGATCACCGTCCCCACCAACGCCACCGTCGCGTTCTCGATCGGCACGGTGGTCGAGGTCGCCCGGATCACCAACACCGGGACGGTGGTCTTCGCCGCCGCCCCCGGGGTGACGATCCGCTCGGTCAACGGCCAGATGGCGATCGGCCATCAGTTCGGCGCGGTGTCACTGCGCAAGCAGAGCGCGAACGTCTGGCTGCTCGTGGGGGATCTGGCGTGACCGTTGCCCTGGCGCGACGCGGCACGCTGGCGCAGGGGCTGGTCCGGCCGCTGTATCAGGAGATCCTGAAGGACGGCCCGATGGCCTGGTACTCCGGCAACAGCTTCAACGACGGTCAGATCGGCGCACCGCTCGGCGACGCCACCGCCAACAACCTGTATCTGAACCTGTGGAATGACGGCGCGGCGGGCGCGGGCTACCCACAGAAGACCGGACGGATCACCGCCGATATTCATGACACGATCGGGGCGCAGCAGTTTCACCCCGGCTCCAACTTCTACGGCCGTGACGGCTGGCCGCAGTTTGACTTCACCGGCGACTTCACCGTGGAGTGCTGGATTCAGCCCGCCGCCGCCGATCTGAGCGGCGGCACCTACAAGGATCTGATCGTCAAGCCCGACGCGGGCTCCGGCGAGCTGGCCGTGGCCTACGGGCTGCGGATCGCCTACGTCGCCCCCGACTACCGGCTGCGGGCCTACGTCAAGCGCTCAGACGGCGTCAAGTTCTCCACGCAGCAGGGGGCGCCGCTGACCGGCAGCGGGCTGCATCACGTCTGTCTGTCACATCAGACGACCACGTCTTCGATCCTGCAACTGTGGCTCGACGGGCTCGGCAACAGCCCGCAGATCCTCAACCCGCTGCCGCCGGTCCCTGGCTCCGGGCCGCTGTCACTCGGTCAGGCCGACCGCACGAGCAACGTCAACGGCTATAGCGGCATCCTGGATGAGATCTGCCTGTACAACAAGGCGCTGGCTTCCAACCGGATCGCCGCCCACTACCACGCGGGGGTTGGCTTTTGATCGGGATGCGAGGCACTGACAACCTGGGCCCGGACCGACGTCCGAGCGGCCAGAAGATGACACGGCGGGCGCAGCCGTACCGCAAGCGCCGCAGCCGACCGCAGGGACCGACGCTCACCGCGATGCTCAAGGGCTCACCGGCGTTCCTGCCCAACCCGATGGACCTGCGACGGCAAGCGCAGAAGCGCCGTGGCCGTCGAACATAGGCCGTACTTCGCTCAGCTCAGACGGCGCGACTCAGACAGCCTCCCAAGTGAGGCCGATGCGATCCGTGCCCTGATCGAGTCGCCCGGGTGGCGGCTGCTGATGGAGCTGATCGACGCCGCCCACGGCGATGCCGTGCGACGGCTGCTGTTCGCCCACTCCGGCGCTGAGGGCCGCGTGCTCGATCAGGCCGAATACGCCCGACTCTTGGGCTTTCTCTCAGGGCTCGGCCAGGCCCGTGTGGCGGCCGAAGCCTTTCTCATGCACGCCGAGCGCGCGCAAGCCAAGGAGGAGTAGATGTCCGCCACCGGCCAGGGAGCCGAAGGCAGCACCACCCCCGACGCGCCCGAGAGCGCGCCGGTCGAAGCGCCCGCCACCGAGACGGCCGCGCCCAGCTCAGACGGACTGGAGCGCATCTTCGCCCGGATGGACGAGATGTCCACGCAGCAGCGTCAGATCGCCGATGAACTCACTCAGCTCCGGCAGCCGCCGGAGGAGGAGGAGCCGGAGGTCGACTTCTACGACGAGCAGGGCGGCCTCACCGAAGACGGGGCCCGTGCGCTGATCGCCGATCTGGTGCGCGAGCAGGTCGAAGGCCAGCTCGCCCCGCGCGAGCAGGCCCGCATGGTCGAGACGCGCGACGACGCCTTCGAGGCGCTGAAGGAGGAGTACCCCGACCTTCAGGACGAGAAGGTGGCCAAGCCGATCCTCGACCGCGCCGTCAGATGGGCGATGAGCGTGGACGAGAAGCTGATCGAGCGGCCCGAGTTCGTGGACGTGATCGAGCAGTTCTACAAGGCCGCGAAGTTCGAGGAGCTGCGCGCCCAGCAGGAGGCCGAACAGCCGCGCCCGGTTGTCCTGGAAGGCGCGGGCGGCGCGGCCCGTACGACTCGCGGCCCGCAGGAGCCGGACTGGCAGAAGCGCGTCATCGACGCCGCCAACGCCAGCGCTACACGTATCTGATCCGCCCCCCAGGGGGCGCAAGGAGAAGCCATGCCCCCGATCATCGGGATGCGCGGCACCGATCAGCTTGCCCCTGAGCGCAAGTACATCGAGATGTCCGACGCGATCAAGATGCTCGTCCCCGACGAGACGCCGTTCACGACCTTCCTCACCCAGCTCGCCAAGGCGAAGACCGGGTGGCCGGAGTTCAAGGCGCTCGAAGACGACGTCCTCCCCCGCTTCGACGCGGTGGTCGGCGCCGGTGGGACGGCCGCCACGTTCAACGTCGCCACGGGCACGAAGTTCCGCCCGGCCGACATCATCATCGCCACCCGCACCAACGAGCAGATGCGGGTCGAGTCGGTCGCGGGCAACGCGCTCACGACCACCCGAGGCGCCGCGCCGGTCGCGCTGATCGACACCGACGAGATCCTGATCGCGGGCTCGGCCCAGCCCGAGGGCGATCTGAGCCGCGTGCCGGTGTCCGTCGAGCCGGTGCCGGTGCTCAACTACACGCAGATCCTGCGCCGCTCGTGGGAGCTGACCGGCACGGCCTACGCCTCGGAAAACGAGACGGACCCGCACGACTGGGACTACCAGGCCAAGAAGATCGGCATCGAGCACAAGCGCGACATCGAGCGCACGCTGCTGTTCGGCGTCCCCTCGAAGATCCTGGCCTCCAACGGCCAGCCGCAGCGCACCACCGGCGGCCTGTTCTACTGGATCAAGACCAACCAGATGGACGCGGGCGGCGGCTTCTCCGAGGCCGAGTTCAACACCTGGGCGCGCGGGTTGTTCAAGTACGGCTCCAAGCGCAAGGTGCTGATGGGCTCGCCGCTGGCGACGAGCGTGCTCAACACGTTCCCGCAGTCGAAGGTCCGGATCGCTCAGACCGAGAAGAAGTACGGCATCAGCGTGACCACCTTCACCAGCCCGTTCGGCGAGCTGGGGCTGGTCACCAACTGGGAGCTGGACGGCGCCAAGTACGGCGGCGTGCTGGTCGCCTACGACCAGAACAACATCCGCTACCGCTACCTCCAGAACTCCAAGGCCAACCGCGACAGCCACGTCAACACGAACATCCAGCCGCCCGACGCCGACTCCCGGCGCGACGAGTGGCTGACCGAGATGGGGCTGGAGGTGTCGCTGGAGAAGACCGGCGGCATCGTCACCGGGATCACCGGCGCCGCCTGATCCCGGCGGTGGGGGGGCCCGGCAGGTCGCGCCGCGCCCCCCCATGTTCGCGCCGGGCATGGCCGTGCGCGTTCAGAAGATACGAGCCCGCT